ATAAAATGCCAAATCTTGAATCTGTGGATATTGTTGCCTGATTAACCGTCTCGCCTGATGCCATGAAAGAGAAACCTGACCGTCTGTTCTTAAGATAACACATTCCGTAACACCGTACATCTGCTTTACAAGCCTCCCAGAAGATATAGAATAATCTGTTTGATTCCCTAAAGTCTGGCTGCCCAACATCAATTTTGGACCACTGCAAGTACATGTAGTGAGTGCCAGTAATATAAGAAGACTTGTCTTTGTTAATAAACCAAAAACCTTCTTCACGCCTTTTAAACTCTTTGTCAATATAGTCATACCACTTTTCTTTAAAATCTGAAGGGTACTCATCCCAATCAAATACTGATTTAATTTTAGAAAGCTCTTTAGGATATTGAGTATATTGCCACTTGTTTCCTTCAAATTCAGTAACACCTTCTTCTTTAGGTAGTGCTATTTTTAATCCTTGTATTTCGTAAACTTCCCCTACTTGTCCGGTCTTACTAATTACAACAACATCATGTTCTTCATTGTATCCGTAAGTCCACTTCTTATATCTATTTAACCTTTTTAATACTTTTGGTTTTATATAGTCTTTTAATACTGTTACTAAAGTTTGTTCGTACATTACCTAGATCTTCCTTCAGCAAATCCTCTAAAAGCTTTTTCTTCTTTAACTTCCTTTGGATTATCGTTTAACAAAGCTTCTTCTGCTTCTATTCTAGTAAGTATTTCAAAAGCATCGAAGATTGCTAACTTTTTAGTAGCAGCAGCATTTTTTAATCTATCAGCTGTTATATCATCTCCAGAATCAACAATAGCTTCTTTAGCTACTTTAATCAATTCTTCAACTGCTTTTTGCCCAGCTAGGATTATACTCTTCTTCGTTTCCTTCGTGTTCATACTTTATTACAATATCATTAGATTTCATACAATAAACTCTTTGATCATCTATTATAAAATCCCATTCACTACCAGGCGTAAAGCCTATGGTGTCTCCTGGGCTGATATTAAGCGCGTTTAAAGAACTATTGCCTATTTTTAGTATACCAATAAGGTCTTGCTCTTTTTGTGATCTTAAAGTGTCTTTGTTTTTCAAAGGCATTACAAAGCATCTGTCTCCAAATGATTTCCAATCCCCTGTGTTTTTATACAAATATATTTGATCTGCTGAACAAAAGTGTAAGTCATCTTTAAAATGAGATCTACTTCTTTTCTTATTACCTCGGATATCATAAAAAACTCTAAATACATTATGATGTATTATTATGATGTCTCCCTTTTTTATATTTGTTTTAAAAGCTTTTGGTGTTTCAACTACTACTGCTAAATTATTTACAGACTTAAAGTCTTCAATTTTAGTGTTTAGTATTAATGTAACGTCGCCAAGCTTTATTTTGTTATCGTATCTATCGCCAATAGGTTTGACAATAAAATCGTATAGGCTTCTCATTTAATATTCTAAATCATACTCAACGGATATTGCCATGTTAGAATTAAACTTCTTCCATGGCATAACCTCGTTTCCTTTCTTTATGTAAATACTGTAAGAATTAGATTGTACATCGTGCAATATACAGTCTATAGTATGCCCTCCGTAAACATTTTGCCCTACAGAGTAATGCATGGCGTCTGTTTTATAATCAGAACCTATACTTATTTTTCTTACAACAGAATCCATTATTCTGCTATTTCAAGAGTTTTTGTTTCTGCCTCAACCTTTTCAAAAGATCCATCAGCTAAATTAACGGTAATATCCCCGTATTCTTCTTTTAGCTGCGACTTAATTTCTTCAAGCTCTTTAACTGCCTCGAAATTCATGCCTAATAATTCAGCTTTTTTAGCCTCTAAAAACCCAACCTCAGTTAATATAGCGTTGATTTTTCCTTGACCTTCTTTTACTGCTTTTAATTGTTCATCTGTTAATTTTCCCATTTTATTTAATTTAATTGGTTATTATTATTATTATTATTACTTGTTTTTAATATTTTTACTTTTTAAATACCGGAGCTAATTTGTCTACAATTTTCTCACCACTTCTACCTATTACATAACCACCAATACCTATTTCTAGTAGGCTCCAAAATTGCGGCTCTAAAACAGGTGTTACTAAGTATGTTGATAACTGTGATATGAATTTAGTATATATTATTATAAAGCCAAATGATAACATAAGTACTGGCCTCCAGCTTCTTTGTAACCAATTACCTTTAGCTTCAGCTACAATAATCTCAGTCTGCATTTTTTGCAATTCCAACTGAGCGTCTTGTAATACTTTAAATATTGCATTTCTAGCATTAAGTCTTTCTTCTTCGCTGGTGAATAGGTTGTCAACCACATCACCAACTTGTTTAAAGACTTTAGTACTAAAAAAATCTAATATCTTTTTCACTATTTATTAATTTTTTTTGTTACCAGGAGTAACAGTAAATGATCCCCTACCCTTTTTGCTTCGCAGCGTATAACTAGTCTTATTTCTTGTAGGAAATACATCATATTTTGGGTACTCTTTTCTAAGCCTTTTAATAGTTTTAGAATCATCTGATTTTATTCTACTACTTGTTTTACTTCCAGCTGGTTTGTTTTTGTCTTTATCTTCTTCTAAGTGAAGAGGTGATATAAATCTTTTTATTTTAAATGCCATAATTATTTTGCTTTTTTATATGCCTCAGCTTCCCAAGGCAAGTTTTTAGCCCCTTCTTTCATTTGAGCTCTTGAGTATTTTTTACCTTTCCAGTAAACGTTTTGATCGTCGTAGTCTAAGTCGCCACGCTTCATTTGATCTATGTGTACCATTTCGTGAGCTATTACGCTTTCTTTTTTCTTTGGATCTAAGTCTTTGTTTAAGATTATAGTTCCATTGTTATTGGCTTTACCTAAAACGCCATCTTCCATATCTACACTGTAAATAGGAGTATTGTTTATGTTGTAAAATGGTGTAATTTTAAAAGCCATATTTTTTTAAAAATAAATGTACAGTGCGGGTCAGCAGTAAGAAGTGGAAGACTCCAGGGGTAAGCTTCACGGCAAGTTGCAAGGACAATCTCACGTGTAGCCGAACGATACCAAAGTCTCTACCGATCAAGTGAAGTCAAATCTTAGAAAAATCCTAAATCCTACCTCGCCGCCTGTACAATTTTATGTTTTACTTTTTACAGTGCTTAGACATCCAAGAACCCCCCATACTTATAGGTGATTTAAGTTCGCTTCCGTAGCCTTTGTTAAGGTTTTTTATAGGAGCTCCAGCTGCAACTTCTACAGCTTGCTTTTCCTCGTATTTACCATCTTTTCTAATTTTAGCATTGCTAGACTTAGAGTCTGCTATAGCGTTTCTACTTAAATCTTGTGCTATTTTCTTTCTTGATTTGTTCATAATTATTTATTTATATATTTAACAGTTCCATTTTCTTCTAGCGGCTCTACCTCTTTCAGAAGTCCAGCCTTTTGATCTAGCGCAGAATGATTTTCTTCTTTTAGCAGCTTTACTTCCTTTCTTTAATTTAGAAGGAGGTGTTGTTACGGCTGTTTGCAATTTACTACCAGGGTTATCTCTTCTATATTTTTTAACTCCTTTACTAGTCATTCCACCACCTGCCGCGGCTCCAGTACCTCCACCTTTTTTTACTTTAGCATAGTTTCCTTCTGATTTTTTACGTGAAGGAGCTTTTCCTTTTTCGGCTTTTCTATTAGCTCGTCTTTCCTGACGAAACTCTTTTCTTTCCGTTCTAGCTGCGCTTTTTTTCTTTTTTAAAAACGGAGAATCTGATTGAATATAAGCCATAGTTATTTACCCTTTTTAAGTTTGAACCATTTAGACATAGTATAACCTATAGTAACCAGTAGTAAAAATATTTTTAAACCCATTTCTATTTGAGTAAATGTGGTAACGCCTAATGCAAATGTATTTATCGAGTATAGTTTAAAGTCGCCTAGTGTCATATTACATTGCTTTAGCTCGCTGAGTAATAGGTCCTTTCATGGAATCACATCCACAATGCGCTTTTGAGATCTCCATTCCGTATTTACCTGAACTAGATCCTTTACCTTTTGGTAACGCGTCTAAATCTAATGGTCCATCCCATATAGCGTTTTGCCCTACAGACGCTTTGTTTTTATAATCTTTCATATCTATTTATTTATAAGTTTATTCTTTATAGCCTTCTATTCTAGCTTTTATAACATCAGCACGAGTAATTTCTCCATCTCCGTTTTGATCCTTCATAGCTAAAGGTCCTTCAACATTCCCTCTAACAGGCATGCTTCTTCTTCTTTCTTCTTGATTTCCAAAAACATAATCTCCGTATGAATTTTGCTGCGGTGAAAAAACAGATTTATTTCCGTAGCTAGCTGAGTCAGTTCTTTGTTCTGGCTTAATTCTTTCTACGCCTGGTTTAAAAAAGGGATCTCCTACATTAGCATTGGCTCTATATTGCTCCTGCTCTTGCTTTGCTAGCATTTTTTGTGTTATACCTAAAATTCCTTTATATTGATTATTTCCAAACATAATTATCTGTTTTTATCTTTATTGACTATTTCTATTGCTTTTTTTAAAACTTTATCTGTGTATGTTGCACCTTTCATTATTCTGTTTCTTCTACTTGTAGGTATATCTTCTTCACCTAACATCATTCGGTACATTCTACTTATTAATTGCTTACACTTAAAAGAAACTTTATATATGTGATACTTCTGAGTTGTTCTATTCCTTTTTCTCCAAACAACTATCCAATCTTCTTTTAATAATCTATTCCAACGCCTGTTATCCCAGCTGTAAGAATAAGT